AGATACATATGCTTTTCCAGGTGATACCTGAACACACATTAAATCATCAGATGGAGTATTTAATTCTTCGGTAAGTTCATTTTCTAAAAATAAACCGTCATTATTAATTCTATCATTCAGAGATTCTAAAACATTTACTCTAAATTCGTCTACAGTATAATGTCCAGATTCATCAAAAGTTCTTTCTGCAATGTAATCTCTAATAATATTATAAACTGTTTTATTAACTACTTTCTTTATTTTTCCATCATCAACTCTAAGAACTTCTATGAAGTCTGTGTCATTAAAATCTGTTAAAGATTTTTTGACTAAGGTCAAATCAATCTTAAATCTATCTGCACCAGGTGCTGCAAAGTTTGTAAATCCTTTCGCATTATCATACAAAGAATCATCATCTTTGGCATTTACTGTAGTTTCACTTACTTTTAATCCAACTCTATAAGATGGAGTATTTGTATAATAATCTAATATCAGAGTTTGTTTAGATACATTGACAAAATTTCCTCTTACAAAGTAAACTCCATTATCAATAGATGCAGCAGCACCAGTAAATATTGCATCTTGCTCTAAGACGGAAGCAAATACTGTTCCAGAATTAATAACAGTATTTCCAAAGGTTATATTTTCGGATGCTGTTAACTGTTCTCCAGGTGTAAAAGTAATTGTCTCAGAATCATTACCTGCACTAGAATATTTTACATAAATCGTTAAATTATCTACTTCATCACTATCCGTCGTAAATGCAACATTTTTAATAGTAGCACTTACTCCAGAAGATTGTCCTGTTATAGTTTTTCCAATGGTATTATTAATATAAACTGAGATATCTACTCCTAAATTGATGGCATTCAATTTTACTGCAGAATATTCATTATCAAAAGTTATGGCTCCTGGAAGAACCATAGAACCTTCTTTGAAAATATTACTTCCGAATGATTCTATTTGATTTTGTAAAATAGACTGGAGGGTAGTTAATTCTCTAGCCTGAACTGGAAATCCTGGTTTAAATAGAACTTTATAAAAGTTTTTACTTTTATCAAAGTCATCATAATATGGGCTAATATTTAAGTCTGTTTTTTGTGCCATCTTTTTTTAGAATTCCAGAATGATTTTAACGTCTTCTTTTTGCCTAGAGT